CAGCCCTTGGTCCAAAGAAGGCGAGGCCCTTGAGCAAGAAAAGAACGTCCGCTACGTTATCGAAACCCGAGCAAAGGTTGCCCTCTACTTTGTGAAGATGGACGGCTTTCAGGGAGACATCTGAAAAATCTGGAAAATAAATGTGGGTTCTCGGTCGATTGTTGTTGACAGACCTCACAAAATGTGGTTCAATGGTATGGTTCGAGGTTCCTATATGGTTGACCGCATACGCAACCAGTTAGAGTATGATCCAGATAGTGGACTGTTCACATATCTGGATAAACCAATAGATCCAAGCTACACGATAATACTAGGAAGAAAAATCCATCCAGATGATAACGTCTACATCCAAGTACATGGATGGTTAGCTCACAGATTGGCTTGGTATCTTTACTATGGAGTAATGCCAAGATATGAGATAGATCATATCAACGGCGACAAGGGGGATAACCGCATAGAGAACCTTAGAGAAGTCACCCCGTCTCAAAATATAAGGTACTCTAAACAACGGCACTTAGGAGGTTACTATGGCAGACGGTAATGGTAGCGGCAACTACGACCAGATTACAATCCAGGGACAGGCCTTTCGAGTCCCAATCCGGTACGCGGCAGGGCACTCACTCAACGACGGCGAGGCATCGGCCCTCAACCAGACCTTCCACGAGAACCTCCGCAATAACTTTGCGTCCAAGGTTCGTGACGGCGCGGAGGCGGGCGTCCCTCACGAGACCCTGCAACAGCAGCTCGATGACTACGCCAATGACTATCAGTTCGGCGTACGGACTGGCGGCGGCGGCTTCCGAGGCGACCCGGTCATGACCACTGCGATGAATATGGCTCGCGAGCTGGTTCGCAACGCGGTCAAGGCGAAGGGCATGGACGCTGATGCCTGGCCCGCGTCGCGGATTTCTCAGGCCGCAAAGGCCCTCCTCGAGATGCAGGGCGAGAACGGCAAGATCCTGTCGATTGCCCGGCAGCAGATCGAGACCGAGCGCGCCACGGCCAAAGAGGCTATGGCCTCGGTCCACGAACTGCTCGACTCTGCGCAGGCCCAATAACGTCAAAGGGGGAGGGTGCCCACCGTGCCCTCCCCTCTACAGCTGCTCTCCGGGTTGCATCCTCTGAGGACAGCGGCTGTCGGCCCAGCGCGGAAGTGTTGCCGCATCGCCGTGCTGGGTCAACTTCTCTAGTGGAGTGTGTCGCAAAGGGCCCCTCGGCCCTTTGCGCTGCACTTCCGCAGCAAGAGAGGAACAACGATGCGCAAGTCCCTGCTCCTGGCTACAGCATTGTGTCTCGCGTCAGTAACGGCCAACGCAGCTACACTCACTGTTAGCGCGCTGGCTGATGCTGATGTGGTGCCACAGTCTGCAAGCGCCCCTTGCATCATCTGCGCCACAACCCAGGCCCATAACCCCGTGGGCTTCGGTTACAACAACTTCAACAGCACAGGTAACAACAGCTCGTTCAACCTGTTCAGCTCCAACATTACCGGAGCCTTCGGTAATGGTGACGATACCACTGTTACACCCTACACCGGTACCCAGCTCGTAAACTTCCTGACAGCGTTGGGAGACGCTGGCCTTACCTTCGGCGTGGCCGTGGACGTTAACTCGACTAGCGCAAAGTCGGAGGTTCTGACTCAGTTCCGTCTGATCGACCTTGATCAGTCGGGAGACGGGCCACTTGGCTCGTTGGTCCTGTTCAGTCTACTTAATCCGGTCCCACTGCCCGATATCAGAAACGGGAATGGCTCGGCTGACTACCTGATTTCGGGCTTCAATCTGAGCGGCCTCGCCCACCTCGGCGACCGCCTGCTGTTCCAGGCCACGTGGTCTGGTGCAGTGGACGGCGGCGAGTCGTTCTACATCGTTCCGGTGGCACAGGTTCCAATTCCGCCCGCGATCGCACTATTCGGCGCGGGCCTCCTTGGTCTGGGCCTGTTGCGTAAGCGTAAGCCTTCGAACACGACCGCAGTCTAGCAACGGTCGTTAGGTGGTCCAGTCTCTCCCAGACACCCGTCGAAGGGACTGGGCCACCGCCCCGACCAGAGGTCGAAGCCATGACCGACATTGTCGAGCGGCTGCGCGCAGCCAATGCGTGGAAAAAGGATGTGCTAGTACGCGAGGCCGCAGACGAGATCGAGCGGCTGCGGGCGGCGCTGCAAACAGTACGCGAGGAAAACGACCGCGCCAAACGGCAGTTCACCAATGTCAGCAACAAGATTTTGGATGAAGCGTGCCGCATCCTGGGGTCCAAATGAGCGTGCCCGTGCTACACCATTGGTATTCGGCGCTCTCTAGCCCCTATGGGATCGAGCTGATTTCTTCCGACGTTGAGGCCCTCCGCCAGCGACTCTATGCGGCGCGGCGCGAGGCCCAGGACACCGACCTCGAGCAGATCGCCCTATGTATGTCGCCTTTTGATCCGATGCGGCTCTGGTTAGTGAAAAGGAAACCCACTGATGAGAAGACGTGAAGATCGAGCGATATCAAAGCACACTCTCAACCTCTACGCGGGGGACTACGACAAACTCCGAGCCCTCTACTCGACCCGCGTCGGAGCGGCTAAGATCATTCGAGACATAATCCACGCGCACCTTCGCAAGATCGAGGAGGATGCGGCCCAGAAGATCCCGCTCGTGAACGACCTCGACGTGGACATCGATCAGGAGGAGATGGAACTGTGAGCACCGAACTCAGCGAGCTGTTTGACCGCGACCCCCTCCATCTGTCCGAGCAGGACATCGACGCCATAGTCCAATACCAGCGCGAGCATCAGACCCAACACGAACTCGGAGTCAAGACCGCTCCGGCGCCAAAGGCGAAGCGCCCCTCGAAGACCCAGGATCTCCTCAAAGAACTGGGCCTGGCCTCGAGCGGAGATCTCCTCAAGGACTTGGGGTTAAAGTGATGGACACTCATCCTCAGCCCTTCCACGCCGGGACCAAAGTCCAGTGGGCGTGGGACTCGACGAGCCTTGGCTGGCTCAAGGAGTGCCCCCGGAAATACCAGTACCACATGATCGAGTCCTGGCGCGGGCGGGGCGAGTCCATCCACCTTGAATACGGCATCCTCTACCACGCCGCGCTCGAGGAGTACGATCGGAAGAAGCTCGAGAAAGGTATGTCCCACGACGATGCTGTTAGGGGGGTGGTGCGGGAACTTTTGACTAAGACGTGGCGCGAGGGCCTTCCGTGGCGCGGGGCGAAGGACCTCCCGGCCGACGACAAGGCCTCGCTCAAGTCCCGCGAGAACCTCGTTCGCACAGTCGTCTGGTACCTGAACAAGTTCAAGGACGATCCGGCCAAGACCTTGATGCACCCGGTCACGGGCAAGCCAATGGTCGAGCTTCATTTCCAGTTCGAGATCGAGGGGGGATATTCTCTGTGCGGATACTTAGATCGTGTAGTGGAATTCCAGGAACAGCCCTTCGTTATGGACAGGAAGACCACAACATCAACTCTTGGTTCGTACTACTTCGAGCAGTTCGATCCAGACAACCAGATGTCAGTGTATACGGTAGCGTCCCAGGTAGCATTCCATACCCCGGTGAAGGGCGTTATTGTGGACGCTGCGCAAATTGCGGTAGGCTTCAGCCGCTTTGTTCGATCCTTTGTCTTTAAGACCGCGGATCAGATCGACGAATGGATGAAGGACCTCTACGTTTACCTCGAACAGGCCCGTGGTTACGCGGAGCGTGGCTATTGGCCCCAGAACGATAAAAGCTGCCACAAGTACGGGGGCTGCGCGTTCCGCGAGATCTGCTCCAAGAGTCCACAGGTGCGGGAGAAGTTCCTCGAGACCCACTTTCAGCGAGAGCCGTGGAACCCGTTGGTGCCTCGATGAGCCAAGTCATACTGGAGTTCCCCCTCGACCGCGACGATGTTAAACTGTTCACGGACACGATCGCGGTCGAGCTGGGCAATGGCGTGAGGCTGACCACGGGGATACCCCAGTGGGTCAAGGGCATTAACTCAGCCAAGTTACAGATCGTATTGGATATTGAGGGATCACCAGATGCCGTCACTTAAAGAACATCAGTCCTCGGAGTTCACAAAGCTCCTTCTTATAGGGGACTCCAAGTCCGGTAAGACCGGGGCCCTGGCCTCACTCGTCAAAAAGTACAAGCTGCGGATACTCGATCTGGACAACGGGCTGGATGCCCTTGTGCAGGTGGTCAAACGCGAAGCGCCCGATCGACTCGAGAGCATCGAGTTCCGCACGCTCCGCGACAAGTTGAAGGCCAGTCCCTTTGGCACCGTCGTGGATGGCTCGGCCACGGCCTTTATCGAGTCCCTTAGAATGCTTGATCTGTGGAAGTACGGGAACGTGGACCTTGGTCCGCCCGCGGGCTGGGGCCCTGAGTGTATCCTCGTGTTGGACTCGCTGACGTTCCTCTCGGACGCGGCCTTCCGTTTCCGGGAGCCATTGGTTCCGAAGTCGAAGGACGGGAAGTATGATGTACGAGCTGTCTACAAAGACGCCCAAGACGCAGTTGAAGGTGTGCTTGCGCTCCTTACATCTGAGTCCTTCAGAACGAACGTCATTGTTATTAGTCATGTCCGCTATGTGGACAATCCTGATGGGACCAAGAAGGGTTATCCAACAGCAGTTGGTTCGGCGCTTTCCCACCAGATACCCCGTTATTTCAACAGTGTCGCGCTGGCCCAGACCGGCCCGGGCGGCAAGCGTCAAATCCAAACTGCGGCGACGGCGATGATCGACCTCGCTAACCCCGCCGCGTTCAAGATGTTGCCTACGTTGCCAATTGAGACCGGGCTGGCGACGTACTTCGAAACCCTCCGGTCATAGGAGCCAGGAAATGGCGATGTCCTTTGAAGAAATCCTCAAGATGCCCACGTCGGAGTTCAAGCAACCCAAACCCTTCCCGACGGGGACATACCACTGCATGGTCGATGGGCGGCCCGAGCACGGCCAATCCTCGCAGAAGAAGACTGATTATCTGCGGTTCAAGTACAAAATCATTGCCGCTGGTAACACTGTGGACGCCCGTGAGGCCGCTGAGCAGCAGGTCGTCGGGAAGAGCCTGCAACAGGACTTCTACATTATTGATAACGACGTTAGCAAGTCGATTATCAAGGAGTTTCTCCAGAACACCCTCGGCATCGCCAATCCTGGCGACGCCAAGGGCATTGAACAGATGCTCGATGATGTTCCGAACCGTGAGCTATTGGTGGAAGTTAAGCACGAAATGTCCCAAGACGGCAAGCGGATCTTCCATCGCGTGAACTCGACTGCACACGTCTAAGGTATCGTGACTCCCGAGCGTGTGCGTTGAGGGCCTGGGGGCCATCATGAAAGTGGTCCCCAGGCCGCCATCAGAGGAGGCATTTGTGCCAACCTGCAAGGACTGTTTCTATCATAGGGAGTACGGCAACGAAGAGGCGGTGGCCTGTCATAGGTACCCACCGACTATTACCAAAGTCGAAGAGAGCAGAATTGTATCGCATTTTCCCCTCATCAGTAATGGTACTTGGTGCGGGGAACATCGAGTGAATGAGCCATCCCAGAATAAAATGTTACGGTATGGTTCCAGAAAGGAGTCACGCAAATGACTGAGGAACGAAATGAGGCGACATCTTTGGGCGATCCTGTGGAATTTACTCGTGGCAATAACGGCGGCCCTCCTGATATACTTAGGATTGGAGAGCTTAGCGCGCGTGGGATCGACAGGATAAGCATCGAGACCGCTGATCAAATCCGGGAAATGGGAGAGGCCGTGGTCACGCACGCGGAGGCGATCCGCGCCGAGGCTAGTGCCCTTGCGGACTCCATCCTCGAGTCGGGACGGCTCTTCTCCGATAGAGTTGCGGCGTTCAGTAACACAGCACAAAGTATGCTTATCTCCATGAGTGAACAGAGAGGTAAGCTTCACAAAGGATAGGAGGCCACAATGCAGATGCAGCAGAGTACCTTTGAGTACGTAAGACCTACTGAGGATCAGCAGGACACGATGGAACAGGGCCGTAGAGCCGCCAGAATGTACGCGGGGTGGCTCGATGAAAACCTGCCAGAGGGACCAGATAAGACCTTCATCCTGCGGTCATTCCGTACTGTAGCTATGTGGGTCAATGTGGCTATCACCCGAGAAGCCGATGGAGGGCCGCGCGTATGACTTCAGGGCAATTTCACTTGGTCCCGCTTGGCGACATCCATGTCAAGCGGGACGAACGGCAGCGGCGCGAACTGAGCGACATCGACGTACTGGCGGACTCGATCAACCGCCTGGGATTGATCCATCCTATCGTCGTTACCCGGGACTTCGAACTTGTCGCGGGTGAGCGCCGGTACACGGCCTGTACCAGATTGGGATGGACTGCGATCCCAGTGCAGTACGTGGACGAGCTTGACCCCCTCAAGTTGGAGGCGATCGAGCTTGAGGAGAACATCAAGCGTCAGGATATCTCCTGGCAGGACCAAGTCAACGCCGTCTCTCGGTGGCACGCCCTTCGGCTGCGCGCTGATCCTACGTGGAGTCAGGCAGACACGGCCGAGGCCATAGGCTTTACCAAGCAGCACATCAACAGACTCATACTGGTTGCGGAGGAGATGGATGACAACAAAATGGTTGCGGATGCTCCTAAGCTGTCCACGGCCTTGGGCATCGCTCAGCGTGCGCGAGAGCGCCGCGACGAAGCCAACATCAGTCGATTGCACGAGCACTTCGAGGTCAAGCCCGAGGTCGAGCCAGAGTCGATCCTCACGACGGACTTCACCGACTGGGCGCTCGGGGACAGTCCGTGGCGGTTCAATCTGATCCACTGCGATTTTCCCTATGGAATAGGAGCGGACGACTTCAATCAAGGGGGCGCTCGCGCCCACGGGGGCTACGAAGACACGCCCGAGGCGTGGCAGAAGCTGATGATGGCCTTGGAGATCACCACCAAGACTATGACGGCCCCGTCGTGTCACCTGATGTTCTGGTTTGCTATGCGAAAGGCCGACGAGCGACTGTATGAATGGACCTGTCGCCAGCTCGAGAACATAGGCTGGGACATTAACCCTCAACCCCTAATATGGATGAAGTCTGATGGCGCAGGAATACTCCCCGATCCCGAGCGTGGACCACGACAAATCTATGAAACTTGTCTCTTTGGGTCGAGGGGCGACCGAAAGATTGTTAGAGCGGTTGCTAACGCTTACGCGGCTCCAACTGTTAGAGAAAGACACATGTCTGAAAAACCCGAGCCTATGCTACGACACTTCTTCGGAATGCTCGTGGATGAGAATACAGTTATGCTTGACCCCACTTGTGGTAGTGGAAGTTCGTTGCGAGCGGCTGAGTCTCTTGGCGCAAAGCATGTGCTTGGACTTGAAATCAATCCTGATTTCGCCAGTCTTGCCCGAGAGGCCCTCCGACGAAGTCGAAAGCTGAAAGTGGCCGAGGCCGTGGGAGGTTAAAATGCTACGAAATCAGTGGGGTGCGAAGAACAGTAATTACAAGGATGGTATGTCTCGAGGCACGATTAACAGAGCATCCAAGAGAGCGCTCAGGTCGGTTGGCCGAGACCTCTATCTCTGCGAGAATTGTGGTCGAAGAGGAAAGATAAAGTTCCCTCGGCATCATGTTGATAGAAACAGAGCTAACAATAGTCCAGATAATCTGTTGGTACTGTGTCAAAGTTGTCATAATGTCGAGCACATGAAGGAGAGGCAACGCGACTCTCTCGGGAGATTATTGCCCCGTGTCCTATAAAATCGCATTAGTTGGGGAGGCGTGGGGTGAACACGAGGAGCGGGAACGCGCTCCCTTCGTAGGCCCGGCTGGTTGGCAGCTCAACTCGATGTTGGGCGAGGCCGGGATAGCGCGAAGGGAGTGCTTTCTTACGAACGTCTTCAACTTACGGCCCAGGCCGACGAACAAGATCGAAAATCTGTGTGCTACGCGCAAGGAGGTCCGTCATGCGCTCCCGCCGCTATCATCTGGCAAGTACATCCGCGATGAATTTCTCCCAGAACTCGACCGCCTTTACGCAGAACTTACTCGAGCTGATCCGAATGTCATTGTCTGTCTCGGGGGAACTGCCGCCTGGGCAATACTACGTGACGGTAGAATATCGAAACTTCGTGGGGCAGTCGCAGGTTCCCCCGTACTGGCAGGAAAAAAGTGCATCCCAACCTTCCACCCAAGCTATATTCTCCAAGGAGGATACGAAGCAAGGCACGTCACTATCCTCGACCTTCAAAAAGCCCGACGCGAGTCCGAGTATCCCGAGATTAGGAGACCCCAACGGACGATCTACACCGAACCCCTCCTCGGAGACCTCGAACAGTTCTACGCAGGGCACATTCTACCCGCCAAAAGGCTTGCAGTCGACATAGAAACTCGGGGGAACGTGATAACCTGTATTGGGTTTGCCCCTACGATAGACGTTGCATTGGTTCTGCCGTTTGAGGACCACCGCAACGCTTCGGGGCGTTATTGGGGCTCGAAAGAGGCCGAGGTTGCCGCTTGGCGATGGGTCAAAAAGGCTCTTGCTTCGCCGTGCGAGAAGGTGTTCCAGAACGGGCTCTTTGATATGCATCGCCTGTGGAGGACTTATGGGGTTCCGGTTACTAATGCTCGTCACGATACTATGCTTCTTCATCATGCACTCATGCCAGAGTCCCCTAAGGGACTCGACTACCTCGGGTCAATCTACACATCCGAAAGTGCATGGAAGCTCGGTATCCGATTGAAACACAAGGGAACGATCAAAAAGGAGGACTGACATGGCTATTCCCAGTATTCTTGCCCGCATCGCGGCGGGAGTGGCAACAGAGGCCGTCGAGGACAGTGAAGCCTCGCTCATGGCCACCCTGGCCGAGCATCTGGGCGTGCCCTTTCCCAAGGACAGTGACTCGCTGACCCTCCCCGTGGCCAGCTCCGCGATCTCCGCGATTGGCTACAAGTCGCCCGACACGATCACAGTGGTGTTCAAGCGCGGTGGCTCGTTGAGCTACGACTTCATGGGTACGCTGGACGAGTTTGCCGCGTTCGCGCTGTCGCCCTCCAAGGGAGCGTTCTTTAACGCCCACTTCAAAGACCGATGAAGGCCACCCGCACTGACCTATTGAGGCCCGGCGAGCCCAAGTCCGAGACGGAACGTCTCTGGATATACAATGGGCTCGACTGCTGCGTGACACTGGAGGTCCTCGAGGCCATCCTTCCCCAGCTAGATAACCTCACCGGGAGCACCTATGCTCTTTCGCTGGCCCTTCAGGCCCCGGTGTTAGAGATGAACCTCCATGGAGTGCTTGTCGATGAAACCGAGCGAGTACGAGCTATCGAACAGTATAGAAGTGACACTGACCGCCTACAGCGGAACCTGTATCGGATCGTTCACGATGGAGTCGGATACACCAATTTCCGAGACAGCGGAAAAACTAAAGCTTGGCGTTCTAACTCCCATGTTGCTGCTTTGCTCTATGATGTACTCAAACTTCCTGAAGTACGAAAGCGAAACGAACGGGGAGAGATGGTACGCACAGTTAACCGGGACGCCCTTGAACGACTACAGATACATTTTATCTCTCAGCCAATTATTAACCATATCCTCGCACTACGAGATTTTGGTAAAAAGATTGGAGTCCTTGAGACGAAAATTGACTCCGACGGGCGACTCCGTACTTCTTATAACATCGCAGGAACTACAACAGGTAGATTTTCTTCTAGCCTCAATGACTTTGGAAGTGGTGGAAATCTCCAAAACATTGAGGAACGCCTCCGCCGTATCTTCGTAGCTGATCGGGGAATGAAGTTCGCCAACATCGACCTTGAACAGGCCGACTCCCGTAACATAGGAGCGCTGTGTTACAATGTCTTCAGAGACCCGACGTATCTCGATGCTTGTGAGTCAGGGGACCTACACACTACAGTTGCCAGAATGTCGCGACCGGACTTGCCCTGGAGTGGTGACCTCAAGAGGGACCGCGTGGTCGCTGAGCAACCCTACTATCGGCATCACACTCTACGCCATGTGTGTAAGGTGCTCGGCCACGGTACTAATTACCTTGGTTCCCCGTACGAAATGTCCAAGCACACCAAAATCGAGCAGTCGATCATCAAAGACTTCCAAGCGCTCTACTTCTCCACGTTCCCCTCGATCCACAAGCTCCACGACTGGGTCAAAGAAGAAATAATGAACAAGGGTTACTTGGTGACGCCCTTTGGGCGTAAGCGCTGGTTCTTCGGCAAGCGCGACGAGCGTGATACACTGAAACAGGCCGTGGCCCACCTGGGCCAGTCGATGACCGCGGACGAGATGAACCATGCTATGTTGGCCCTATGGCGGCTGAACATTGTACAGATCATGTTGCAGGGGCACGACTCAATACTTATACAGTACAAGGAGGGCGAAGAAAATGAGGTTATTCCGAGGGTTCTTTCTGCGATGCGGGTTCCCCTGGAACTCGAGGGCGGCCGCGAGTTCGTAGTGCCTGTGGAAGTGCAAGTCGGATGGAATTGGGGTAAGAAAACTGCTGATAACCCGAATGGGCTTTCCAAGTGGCACCCCCCGCAGGCATCCGAAGGCTAGGCAACTGGATCGAGTCCTACGAAGAGTTCACTGAAATTCTGCCATCTCCGGCATTGTTTCGCAAGTGGGTTGCGATCTTCTTCGTTGCCGCTGCAATGGAACGTAGAGTGTGGGTGAGGACCATGGGGTCCGCGCTCTATCCGAACCTCTATGTTCTATTGGTAGGTCCTCCTGGCATTGGCAAGGGCGTGGCTATGCATCCCGCCGAGGCCATGATGCGAGATGTCCCTGAGATCCACGTTGGCCCCTCGGACATGACCACGGCCAGCATGATCGATGCCCTGAACGAGTCAGTTAGAAGGGTCATCATCCTGGGTGGTAACCCGCCCTTTGACGAGTTTCACTCACTCACAGTGGTCTCCCGAGAACTTGGGGTGCTTATCCCTGGCTGGGAGACTTCGCTGATGAACAACCTAACGGATATCTACGATGGATTTACAGTCGATCAGAAGCGACGAGGGAAAGATCTTAGGATCAAGATTAAAGCTCCACAGATTAA